AGCTAACCATAAACCTGTACCCTACCGGAAAAACTACTGGTGAGGTTGAGTGGTCTGGAGCTTGCATCGTTACATCTGTAAGCAAGACAGCGGCGGTTGACGGTCTAGTTGAGGCATCGTTTTCTGTTACTGGTAACGGAGCGTTAAGCACTGGGTCTGTCGCTTAATGGGTAAGTTAATTGAAAGCGCGGTAGCGCACTTCAGCCAGAAAGAGATAAGAGAATTGAAAATAGTTGAGTGGGAAACCACTCTCTATTCAAAGAACCTTTCTTTGGAAGATAAAGCAAAGTGGATGACTAGGGCGGATGGCGATAGCTCTGATTACTTGGTCTACGCCGTCATCTTTGGGGTCACTGATTCTGAGGGTGAGCCTGTATTTGACATAGGCGATAAGCACAAGCTTAAAACCAAGGTTGATCCTGAAATCTTATCTAAAATTGCTAACTTTGTATTAGGCATTTCTGAGCAAGAAGAGGACGTTGAGGGAAACTAATAAATGATCAAGGTGATACGACAGAATTGTACTGGATGTACTTTCTTGCGGAGCATCTTGGTCAACCCCTCTCGACAATATTAGAAATGACCGCTTCTGAGTTTCAGCATTGGCTGGCCTACCTAAAGATTAAACAGGATATGCAAAATGGCAGCAAAAAATAAAGTCCTAATTGAAGTCGATGCTAAAGACTCTACGGCTCCTACACTCAGGAATTTAAATAATAATCTGAAGAAAACTGCTGAACACGGCAAAAAGGTCGATAAGCAGTTTCGGATGATTCGTGGCGGAATGGGACAAATGGGTCACCAGGTCCAGGATGTCGCGGTCATGTTACAAAGCGGTCAAAACCCGCTTATCATTTTAGGGCAGCAGGGTTCTCAGGTTGCCTCTTTGTTTGGTCCTCAAGGTGCAGTAATCGGTGCATTCCTGGCTGTTGGTGCGGCTATCGGAACAAGTATGCTTCCTGCCTTCTTTAAGGCATCTGAAGCGACAAAGGAGCTTAAAGAGGCTAATGAGGACTTAATTAGTTCATTTGACGATCTTGGCAAAGCTCAGAAAGCATATGCTAAAACTATGGCTGCAAAAAAGATATTAGAGCATCAAGAGGCAATAGACGAATTAAATGAAACTGACAGAAGAAGAGGGGTTACTTTAGCTAAAGGATTCTTAGCCCAACGAGAATATAATGAGTCATTAGAGGATTATCAAGAAAGAATACAAAAGTTAGATTCTGACTTGGCGTTTCATCAAAAAAGAATAGATGAAATTACGTCTGCGACTGATGGAACAACAGGCGAAACAGAAAAGCTTATTGAGTCGCTTACTGCTGAAGCGGCGGCACTAGGAAAAACAAAGGATGAAGTAACGAGGCTTTCTCAGGCATATATCAACGCAACTCCTGCTAACCAAGCAATTATAGATCAGCAGCTAGAAAAGATTGCTCATTACGATGAAATTGTAGCTGGCATAGAAGCAGAGCAAAAAGCACTTGATAAAGCCGCCAAAGAAACCGAAAAGAGAAATAAGGATTATCAAAAGGGGGAAGAACGACTCAGAGACTTTTTCTTTAAAGAGAATGCAAGGAAAGAAGCTTCAGACATTAAGAGAGCCAACGACGAAAAAGAAAGAGAACAGGATTTATATGCTTTTTTCCAAAAGCTTAACGACAAAAAAATTGCCGATGAGAAAAGAGTACAGGACGCAATAACCAACTTAAAACTAGCAAGTATAGATATGGCCAGTAATACAGTAGGTCAGCTTGCAGATATTGCAAAAGAAGGTTCAGCAGAAGCTAAAGTATTGTTTGCAATGCAAAAAGCGTTAGCAATAGCGCAGATACTTGTAAGCACTGAGCAAGCAGCTATAGCGGCAGGCGCACAAAGCGCAGCTATTGGCGGGGTGATCGGATTCCTAAGTTCAGCAGCGACAATTAAAGCTATGGGGTACGCATCTGCGGGCATCGTAGCAGGGCAAACATTAGCATCATTTGAAGGCGGTGGTTTAACAGGCTCTGGTGTTCGTTCTGGCGGCATGGACGGTAAGGGTGGTAGGTTGGCCATGGTTCACCCTAATGAAAAAATTACTGATCTTCACAAAGGCCAAGCTAGGTCAGGGAATGTCAGCGTAAGCTTTAACATTCAGGCCAACGACACGAGAGGATTTGATGAGCTCTTACAGTCTCGTAGAGGACAAATCGTATCTATGATAAATAGGGCTATTAATGACAGAGGAAGGAGTTCATTAGCGTGAGTGGATCATTGCCGACCAGTCCAGGTTTTTCAAGTATAAATACTAGAGTTAAACATTATAATATGTTTAGCGAGAGCCTTAATGGTAGAATACAGGTTAGAAGTTTGGCCTCTTCACGAAGAGAATTTACGCTAGTTTTTCCGCCAATGAACAAGTCTGAATTTGAGCCTATATACGAGTTTATCGATAGTCAAAATGGAATGCTTGATACTTTTACAATAGACATTCCTGACCCGACTACACCAGGTAACAATGAAACAGTTACTGTTAGGCTTGCATCGGATGTGCAAGAATTTGACGTTGGGAATGACTTTTTATATAGTTTTGAGATTGATGTAATTGAGGTAATTTAATGTCCAGAGGTATCAATGCAACAACCAAGGCGGCATTGCAAACCGATGGATTCAAGCTTGCAACCCTTATCCAGATAGACTTTCCTGCTAGGGGAGTAAATCCTGCATTCTCTAAGAAAATCACAAACTTTGGCTCTGACCTTACAGCTACAATGGGAACATTTACGTCTAGCGGGCATATATTGGGCATAGGAAATGCGTCAGAGACTTCATCGCTTCGAGTAAACTCGCTTAACCTAATTCTTTCTGGGGCTGATAGAGAGTACATAACTCTTTTTCAGGAAGAGCATTATATGAACGCGAGATGCGTGATATGGAGAGCGGTGATAGACAACTCCAATGCTATTGTTGGAGATCCTTTTCTGTATTTTGACGGAAGAATAACAGGGTATAGTCTTAACGACGATGAGTCTTCTAGTGAGATAGATGTTGAAATTGCTAGTCACTGGAAAGACTTTGAAAAGGTTATAAACAGAAAGACTAACACTAACTCTCAGCAAGTTCATTTCCCGACAGACTTAGGATTTGAGTTTTCCTCGTCAACTGTTAAAGACCTTAAATGGGGACGTAAGTAATGGCTTTTGATCCGTTTACTATCTACGCAATAATAACTGCTGTATCGGCAGGCGTTTCTTATGTGCAGGCTAGAAAAGCCCAGAAGATGGCTAAAAAGCAAGCTGATGAAATGTCGGGAGTTCTTGCAAACAAAGAGTCCAACATAGAGCCTATTCCTGTTATTTATGGAGAGCGCAGGGTTGGCGGCGTTCGAGTTTACATGAAGACGCACGGCCAAACTAAAAACGAATATTTAACAATGGCTGTTGTGCTTGCAGAAGGAGAGATTAATAGCATCTCTGACCTTCGCATTGACGACATCCCTATTACTGATCCTAGGTTTTCTGGGCTTTTTAATTATGAGTATAAGCTAGGCTCTGATACGCAAACAAAAAGCACTGTTCTTGCTGGATCAAGCCCTTCTGGGTGGACTGACAACCATAAGCTTAGTGGCGTTGCATATATTGCTATTAGGCTTAAATGGGACCAAGACGTATTTTCTGGAATACCTGACATTACTGCGGTCGTTAAAGGCAAGAAGATATATGACCCAAGGCTTGACTCAACAGTAAGCGGCGGCAGTGGATCGCATAGAGCGGATGACTCGTCTACTTGGGCTTGGTCCGATAACCCTGCACTGTGTATTAGAGACTATTTAACCAACAGAAGGCATGGTAAAGGCTTGCCGGAATCGGCTATAGATACTGCTGGCTTTATGAGCGCAGCCGATGATTGCGACAACTTTACGGTAACTCCTTATTCTGGAGGCCCTTCTAGCCATAAAATATTCAAGACAAACGCTGCGATAGATACTGGTAAAGAATTGTTCGACAATGTTCAGGCGCTTCTTTTGGGTTGCAGAGGGTTCTTGCCGTTCACGAAAGGAAAATATTCTTTAAAGATCGACCAGTCTAGCAGCTCACAGCTAAACCTTACGACTGACAATATAATTAGTGGGTTAAGCATTGCTGCCCCCAGCAAAAGTGAAAAGTTTAATCGGGTAGTCGCAAAGTTCCCGAATCCTTCAGCAAGCTGGCAACCTGACTCTGTTACTTGGCCTAATCCAGAATCAGGCAACGCATCAGAGGCCGCATCTGCGAGTGCATTTTTAAGCGAAGATAATGATGAGATTCTTTCTGAAGAGATAGATTTCGAGTCAACAACTGATATTTATGCCGCTAGAGACTTAGCAAGAATTATATGTCTGCGATCTAGGGCTGGTACAACCGTAACTTTGCGAGCCAATTCAGACGCTTTAGACTTGGCTGTTGGTGATGTAGTTCAAGTTACTCACCCTACCCCTGGCTGGACTAACAAAAAGCTCCAGGTCCAAGAGATGGTGATCAATTATGATGGCACTGTTGACCTTACTCTTCTTGATTATGACGCGACTATTTATGCCTACGAGATAGCCGAAGAAGAGCTTGTATATCCTGATGCCGACCTTCCAGACCCTAATGATCCGCCGCTTGCTCCGCAAAATGTTTCGGCTGCTCCTGAAGTATTCGTAAACCGTGATGGCATACAGTTACCGCAGATTGCCGTTACATGGGATGACCCGGAAGACGCATTTATCGATC